AGCCGGTAACTTCTTCATGCTCCAGTTTGACGGCGCGCTGACGATCACCCACGGCTCTGGCATTGAGCTACCCGGTGCGGCCAACCTAACTACAGCCGCAGGTGACAGGCTCATATGCTACGCCACGGCGGCTAATACGGTCGAGGTTATGAATGTGGCGACAGAAGCGGCTGCTGCTGGTGGTGCTACAGACATTAACGGGCTGTCAGATGCCATCACAAAGGACTCTGGTAAAACAATCGGTCTTGGTACAGGCGCATTAGCCAACGATGACGGCAATGACCGGAAAAACACTGCTGTTGGCTATAATTCGCTTAATACCGTTACTACTGGTGACAGCAACATAGCGTTTGGGTATAACGCGCTTGCAAACAACACCACTGGTTATTCGAACCTGGCGGTGGGCTATCAAGCGCTTTATGACTGTACCACTGCTGTAATCAACGCAGCGGTTGGGTATAACGCGCTTGCAAACGACACCACTGGTCGTAACAACTACGCCTTTGGCCACTCTGCTCTTATCAACCTCACCACTGGTGAGCGGAACGTAGCGATGGGGGGGAATGCGCTGGGACAAGTCACCACAGGTGAAGACAACACAGCGATTGGCAATTACGCGGGCTATATAATCACAACAGGAAATAATAACACATCTTTAGGTTACTACGCATCGCCATCAGCAAACAATAGTATTAACCAAGTCACGTTGGGCAATGCTTCAGTTTCATCAATTCGTTGCCAAGTCCAAAGTATATCCTCACTTTCAGACAGGCGAGATAAAAAAGATATCAAAGAACTGCCAGTTGGATTGGACTTTATCAATGACTTAAAGCCTGTCAAGTTTGTCTGGGATATGCGTGATGGCGCTAAGAAGGGCGTTCAAGAGATTGGTTTTGTCGCGCAAGATTTGGATGAGTCACAAATCAATGCTGGTGCTGAAGATTATCTAAATCTTGTATTAAAAGATAATCCAGATAAATTAGAAGCATCTTATGGAAAGTTAGTTCCGATTTTAGTGAAGGCGGTCCAAGAACTTTCGGCTGAAGTTAATCATCTGAAAGAGAAACTAAATACTTAAAGAAAGGTTAATACAATGACTGAAACACCAGATGAGATTGCTCAACATTTTTCTGCAATGGATGATAGCGTCAATTTAATTGCGGCCATAGTGGAAGATGGTGCTAGGTTTGTTAATGATGATCCAGAGGGCGTTGATGGCGTAAAATTAAGGGTCACACGCAATACAGATCATTTAGAGATTCAAGCAGCTAAAGATTGGTACTCTGATTCAAGCAAGAGTAAAACTACCTATATCAACGCAGTTACTATTGGCAAGGCATACGTTGCTTAGCTGGATAGAATCATCGCCAAAAGTCAGTCGCCCGCATGGCTTATAAATGTGGCGAAGGCCCCCGCATGATTATAGGAGAAGCTAATGGCTTCTACATTCACGACTAATTTCGGCTTTGGCAGATGATCCAGGCAGCCATTAACGGTTTACAGTAGTATAATGTGTATAAGGCGGTAGCACCCCTTTACATATTCGTGATATATATTGTTGAGTGAGATTAAAGACACTTGCGATATAGAGTATCTTATCTCCATTCTTTCGCATTTCTCTAATCTTTTTGTTTCGTATTTTCAGCCGCTCGGCTTGACCACGAGTGCGCGGGCGGCTCTTAACTTTGAGTTTCTTGAACCAGTAATACAAAGTTCCATAAGGCACGTTTAGTTCTGCTGCGACTAGGTCAAGCGCCAAGCCAGAATAGTATAGTTTTTTGGCGCGCAGGAGGTCAAACGGTTGGATGCCGTTTCTTACTCTATAAGTCATTACTTCGACTCCAGTAGGATGATAAGTACTATAGGAGGACTTAAAGTGTCCCTTAAGCTGGTCGCTCTCACGGCTGCCTTTTTCGTGTATCTGACCGGGCCGGTCCAAGGCGCGGCAATGGTATGCGGTCCGCATGAGCAAATTGCGGCTCAATTATACCAGCGGTACGCCGAGGCGCCGATAGGCATGGGTCTGAGCCGGGACGGACTGGGGGTAACATTCTACGCCAGCGCCACTGGCACATGGACAATCGTGACTACTACTCGCGCCGGGCTATCATGCGTGCGGTCGGGTGGAACGCTTTGGCGGATCATTGAGCCGCAGGTTGAAGGGGAAAACACATGACGAAGTTTTCGATTGTGGCCGGATTGATATCGGCTGTTTTTGTTGGCGCCGCTGACGCCGCTTCGTCGTCGCAACTCCAGACCAAGCCGTGTCAGACGACCATCGCCGAAGCGGTCGCGATGGCGCCGGCTGACGTGACCGAGGTCGATCTGACCGACGCGGACAAGGCGCGTCTGCTTCGGGCGTATCAGGGTGGGCGCTTGCGTCCGATTGACGAGGTCCGTGTGTTCCTTGTGCCGCGCGAGAATAAGATTTGGGTGGCCATTTTAAACAGCCGCGACGCATGTTTCGTGTTCCCTATGTATTGGCGCGACAAAGCATGGTTAGAGGGGGCGCTGGGGCGAGAGATTTTACCATGAAAGGTCTAAATATCTAATGCCCCTTACAAAGCTCCAGTTCAAACCGGGTATCAATACGGAGGTTACCTCCTATACCAATGAGAGGGGTTGGCGGGACTGTGACAAGATTCGTTTCAGGTTCGGTTTCCCTGAGAAGATGGGTGGCTGGGAGAAGTACTCCATCACTTCCTTTCTGGGGACAGCCCGGTACTTGCACGCATGGCTGGCCCTGGATGCCTCAGAGTACATGGCCGTTGGCACGCATTTGAAGTTCTACGTTGAAGAGGGTCTTGGATTTAACGACATCACGCCCCTTCGCACCACCACTACAGGGTCTGCTACTTTTTCGGCAGTGAACGGTTCCACCACCATCACTGTTACTGACAACGCCCACGGTGCAATCGCAGGAGATTACGTTACCTTTTCAGACGCTGTAAGTTTGGGAGGAAATATCACGGCGGCAGTATTGAATGCGGAATACGCAATTACGGAGGTTACGTCTGGCAATACCTATACATTTACAGCATCGGCAACTGCTAATGCCTCTGATACCGGGGATGGTGGAGCGAGCATCGTCGCTGCCTATCAAATCAACATTGGCATTGACACGGTGGTTGCAGGCAGTGGCTGGGGTGCCGGGACATGGAGCCGAGGCGCTTGGGGGTCAGCGGCATCAACAGTAGCGGGAGGAGCCTCTCTTCGTATCTGGAAGGGAGACAACTTCGGTGAAGATTTGGTGTTCAATATTAGAGACGGAGGCGTTTACTACTGGGACAAAAGTCTCAAGGCACCAACCTTCGGCAGAGCGGTGACCTTGTCTTCTTTGGATTCAAGCGCGCCAACCGTAGCTCGTCAGGTTTCGGTATCGGATAGGGACCGCCATGTCATCGCTTTCGGGTGTAATCCTTTAGGGAGCGTGGTTCAGGATAAGCTGCTTATTCGTTTTAGTGATCAGGAGTCTGCTACCTCGTGGGAGCCCACTACAACTAACTCCGCTGGTGATCTTCTCATTGGTAATGGATCAGAGATAGTGGCGGCGGTAGAGACGAGACGTGAACTGATTGTTATTACCGATGTCGGCGCTCACTCGATGCAGTTTATCGGGCCGCCATTCACCTTTGGTATCTCCCAGATTACTTCTGGCACTACCATCATGGGGCCGAATGCAGCGATAGCGGTTGGTGACAGTGTTTACTGGATGGGGAAAGACAGGTTCTACATCTACGATGGGCAGGTCAAGGCGTTGCCATGTGCAGTCAGGGATACAGTGTTTGATGATTTCAACACCTCCCAATTCTCCAAGGCTTATGCCGGAAGCAACACTGCCTTTGGTGAGATTATATTCTTTTATCCAAGTTCAGGGTCTACCACGAACGACCGCTATGTAGTTTACAATTACAATGAGTCGATTTGGTATTTTGGTACGTTGGATCGCACTGTGTGGCTGGATCGTGGGTTGAAGACTTATCCGGTTGCAAGTGGCACGAACAACTATCTGTACAACCAAGAGCTTGGTGTAGATGACGACGGCAGTGCGATGACTGCCTATATAGAATCCTCTCCCACGGGGTTTGAGGCGGGGGAAGATTATCTTTTTATCCGTCGTTTGATCCCTGATATTGACTTTAGCCAGTCTGATGCGTCCGCCTCCAAGGAGGCGGTGTTTACGATCAAGACGCAGCGCTTCCCCGGTACTGGCTTCGTTGGCTCCATTGCCTCGACCGTCACCAATACTACCGAACAGAGCTTCATCAGAGCGCGGGGTAGATCGTTTGGGCTGAGAGTCGAGAGTACTGGCCTTGGTGTTGGTTGGCGTCTTGGGTCTTCAAGGATAGACGTAAGAGCGGATGGACAGCGATGACAATCAGTAGATCACTTGTACCGCCTCAGTTTGCTATCCCGCCATCGGAGTATAGTCAGCATTATTTCGCTGATGTCACCAGAGCTTTCTCCGTGTTTGTTCTTCAGTTACAGCAACCGGGAGAAGGCCGCGCGACCACGATGACATTAACTGATCTTCCTGCCAATGATACTGGTCTGGAAGAGGGGGCTTTGTTTATGGTGGAGGGCTTCGTGAAGATAACGAGGTTGGCTTACCCCAACCCCGCAGGGACTACCAGTACCGCTGCTGTCGGCGCGGTGACTGTTGTGATTACTTAGGAGAGGCCAATGCCTGTTGTTCAGACTCCGATCCCTGGAGATCAGCTTGCTAATATGAACGAGCAAATGCGTGCAGTGGCAGGCGCTCTTCCTGCTGCGCCTGTTATTCCACCTGAGATGTTGCAACAAGCCGGGGCTGTTACCCCCGAACAAGAGCTTGCGAGGTTAACAAGCATAATGAATGCTCCTTTCCAATCTGAAATGCCGGGCCAATCTGAAATGCCTGTTGTCTCAATGGCTCGGGGCGGATTCCCGACAGTTGGCCCCTTGGCCGGGGCCGACCTCTATGGCGCGTCTCCTTATGCGAGTGGTCTAGGTGCCACCGGATATGTTGGCATGAATACGGGCGGTATGATTCAGGATGCCATGCGCTTGCAGTCTGCTGGCAGAGGCCCCCATGACAGGCTCGTCCACATGACGCAGGATGAAGTGAATGCGATGAACGCATTGGCTGCGTCTGGTATCGGTGGTCTTCGCGCCAACGGGATGGCCATTAACCCTGAGACAGGCTTACCTGAAGCAGGTATCTGGAGCAACATACTGCCAATAATTGCTGGCATTGGCCTGACAATCGCCAGTGGTGGCACTGCCGCGCCTTGGGCACTTGGATTAGCCGGTGCTGGTGGTAGCTTGGCTGGTCAGATGATAGAAGGTGGGGGGGTTGACGTTGGTAGAATGTTCCTCGCTGGGCTCGGTGGCTGGGGCGCTGGGCATCTTGGAAAGATTTTTGGTGGTGCTGGAGAAGTCGCGGCGGCTAACGCAGCAAATATACCTGGAGAAGTCGTGGTCCAAGGGGGTCGGGCGCTTACAGGCGGCCTCGCCCAAAGCGCGGGAGCTTATGGACTAGGGGTGGGTCAAGCTGGAACAAGCGGGGTTGGAACTAGTCTTGCGGGTAGTGTGCCTGGAGCGATTTTCCCCGACCTCGCTGCAAAAGCCGCTGTTCCAAGCGGACTATACTCAGGAATGGATGTCGCTGCACGGGAGGCATTGAAGGCAGAATATTTAATAAACCCAAGTGCTGCTACGATGACAGCGGGGCAGGGGG